AGACCTTGGTAACCCTGATTACCTTGATTACCTTGAAATCCTTGAAATCCATTCGATCCCCCGCTCCCTTGATTGCCTTGGGGGCCTTGAGGTCCTTGCGCGCCATTACCGCCACCAGCTGTAGTGAATCCACCACTAGAACTGCCTCCACTGCCGGAAACCGATACTCCACCTACGGTTGTCCTGTCAGTTACGATAACCTTGTTTGCCATTTTCCTTTATGAATTATTTATGTTGTTACTTCCGGATTTATTATAAACTTTCCGGCCAGTATTTTCTCAACGCTTTCTGTATTTGATAATAAATATTTTTCTATATCATAAACTGCTTCTGTGACGGGTAAGTCTTTGGTCGCACTCGGAAGAATATCTATATCAATTAAACCCCCAGTTGCGTCGAATATAACTGGGGTGAAAGTTATTAGAGCGGTAGTATCGGAGTACCTATTTTTAACAGCCCCTCGAATACCGTAATTCGTCAAGTCTTGTGCGACGTCATTAACATCAGTTAATGCTATTCTAATTGAAAAAAGGGAACCTTGTGTTAGTGATAAGTCGATGGCTACAGCGCTCATACCACTTATTACAGTTAATTAACATAAATTAACTGAAAAAAAATCTTTTTTATTAAATAATTTAACTACCTTCAGATAGTATGCGGGAAGCCTCTTTTGATATTGATTTTGAGGAGCTAGGATTAATAGGCGAAGAAGGAGTCTTAAAGCCGGAAACATATTTCTTAAATTCAGATAATAATTTTTTAGTTAGTCTGTTTCGGTCATCAATGGGAACGAGTCCATGTAAATGAGCGTGGGCCTGTAGATCAGATTTGTTCATTTCGTCAAGCGATTTTGAGTATTTTTCTTGATCAAGGGTTCCGTATCTGGTATTGCCTGTATCTCCCCATACTTGATCTAAGGTGGTTTTTTGAAAGGTTTCTTCCTTCCCGTGAGCTTGCATCATTTCTTTTCCTCCTTTTTTAGCTGTTTTCTTAGCTTTTGCGGTCTTTTTGCTAGATGTCTTCTTCTTAGGCATGTGATATTCTAGGGTAGAAATCTCAAAATAACAAGAAAAAAGACAAAAAAAAACCCGCTGCGCGAACGCAGCGGGAGTGATTAATCTAAGCTCAATTAAACAATTAAGCCCATGATAGCACGAGCATCGATACAGATACGGCCCTCTTCGAGGAATCCGTAGAAGCCTGTCTTCTCTACTCTGTTACCATACATGTTGAATTGCTCATCCGGTAACGCGGTGAACGTTCCGTTTCCAGAACCGTAGTCATGACCACGGGAAACAGGACGAATAAATGCGCCACGAGAGTTATCAACACCGACAAGAACTTGGTTAGTAGCTTTTGCCCAGTCAGTACCGGAACCGTCTACATCAGTAAGAACAGCGTTCAAGTTGTCCCCACCTGCAGGCGTATCGGATGTGGCCAAAGCCATCTCGTCAAACAAGACGTTGTACTTCTTGCCAGCGCCGAACTCCACCATCTCAACGATGTTAACACCGTAGATGTTTTGCATACCAGCATTACGGAAAATGTCCGAACGGACATCATCAGAAAGAGTCTGGTTGCGAGCTGTAGCAGTAGTATTATCAGCGCCACTTGTGTTGATTGGGTTATAAGCGAATGCACGGATCTGAGCTTTAATCTCAGGGCTGACATACAAGTCGGTAATCCCATTTGAGAAAGCTTCAATCGGGGTGTGTCCCGAGAACGATTCGTTAATTCTTTTCGCGCGAACCATCAAGTTATTAAGGTCAGCGAGACCAAACTTAAGGTGTGCGTCCGAATTAAGAACGTGCAGCAAATTTCCGGTTTTCGCATCAGCGAGAGCCTTTAGAATAACTGCCCACGCATTTCTTTCTTGCTTAATCAAAACCTCATTAGCCATTCTTTCAAGGGCTTTGCTAACTACGTCCAAGCGGGCTCTACGAGCATAACGCTTGTTGAAGCTAACTGCCGAATCTAAACGGTAAGTAGCGATTTTAATCTCTTGCATACCTTCCACGTGAGAGGTTGGTAAACCACCAGCCATGTGCTGACTCCAAACGGATACGTGGCCTGCGCCTTCACCGTGATAGAGGTCAAGCGGGTAGCTTGGGCTATCGTCTTCATCGAATGCTGAGTCAACATAAATTTGACTTGCTGTACCGGCGGTAAGCAGAACCTTCTCAATGACAGGTCCTAGAAAAGCGGCGAACGCTTCAGAGGCTTCCCTCGATACATTAGCATCCCTCGAACCGATGGCTTTGATAAGCTCTACCTGCTCGGGTGTATTTTTTAATTTTAATTTCATTTTAAATATCTCCTTTTATATTATTCGGGGTTAATATCGATTTACCATCCTCCGATGTCTAAGAGAACTAGAGTGTTACCACCACTGGCTGCGCCAAGGGCGATTCCGACTTGCTTATCAGATCCAGCGTCAGTAGCGGAAAGTCCGCCATTGTCACCAGCATAGATAGCTCCACCAGCGGCAGGAGTTCCACCAACACCGTTGAGTAGGAACATTCCCTTTCTTACGAGAGGTACTGCTTGACCGGGAAGACAAGCTTCTAATTCTGAAGCCTTTCTCGGGTTGAATTTTAATTGTTCACCGTTTTCGTCAAGGTTAGCGACGTGGTGAAGTAACATACCAAGGGGTTGTTCTCCAGCTTCCGTGGGAAACACCTTGGCCTTGACTCCGTAACGCTGTGTGGTTACGTTGGTGAGGGCTGAACTGGCGTCGCCAGCATCACCCAACATCTCTAATTCTTGGGACACATCCCAGCCAGTATGAAGTTTTACCATCGTACCGGAAGGAACTTTCTTGGCCCAAGTCGAGAGGTCCATCGAGCTGTCAAGCCCTGTAGTGTATAAGGAGTATAAATTGATTACATCCTTTTCATCATAATCTCTAAATGGTCTTAAAGTTGCCATAATATTTTTTCCTTTTTATAATTAATTATTGTTTGTGTTTATATATAAACTTACCTATCAATATCAAATTGATCAATTGAAAAAGCTTTTTTATATTTATCTGAGAGAGTTTCTTCCTCTGCCGTTGTGGAATTAGGAATCTCTTCCGCATCTTCCTGTTGAGCTTCTTCTACCACGTTCTCAATGGACTTGGTATCTTCTTTCTCTTCAACGACTTCAGAAGCTTTAACTTCTTGTTCTTGTTTTTCGGCTTCCTTTTTCGCAAGAACCTCCTTATTCTTCTCAGAAAGAAGTACAGAAAGCTTTTTCGAATAAGTTTCGAAATCTTCATTATTCATGTCTTTAATATCAGAAGCGATGACTTCACGGTCTTCATCCGTAAGGGCATATTCTTCGTCCAGCGCTGACATGCGTTCATTGAATCTCTGTTGAGTTTCACGTTCTTGCTTTTCTTGCTCAAGTTCTGCTAAGGATTTTTCGACAGAAACAAATTTCTCATTAAGAGCTTCATGCTCTTTAGTGAGTGTTTCGGCCGTTACCTTGGCTTCTTCCAACTGCTTTTCATAAGCAGCTTTCTCTTCCGCATAATCTTCGGAAGCTTTCTTGAGTTCGCTTTCAATAAAGTCAGCGACTGCAGAAGCGGATACCTCTTTCAGGGACTCATCCGTGATGTCTTTAATCGATTCGATTTTCATGATTTTCTCCTTAGGAATTACATCCTCATTGCTATTTTGTGAAATATTATTGATTTCTTCTGGCTCTTTTGCCAATTTATTTTCAGTATTTTCTAGTGTTTTTTGAGTGGAAATACCCTTAACATCTGCCGCCGGAGTTTCCGTAAGGCCGATACCGAGAGGCACCACTTTTCCGACGACTTGTCTGTAGACTTTAGTATCTTCATCGATACTTTCTTTGCCGCCAAAAGCTCTTAAGTATTGCTGGAGTTCTTCTACCTTTTCCTCATCCGCAATAATTTCCCCATTTTCAATGTTTTTTTCTTCGTTTTTCAGTAAAACAATGTTAAAATCTGCAAACCCTAATTCCCAGCTGGCTGAAATTTTCAAGTAATTTTCATTAGTAGGATCACTGGAATCCTCGATCAAATCAGCTAATTCGTCGTTGACGATCTTCCAAATCACACCACCTAAAGTGACATTAAATGGTCCAGTCATTGCCTTTACCTGATCAAGGGTTAATGGCTTATCCGTTCCAAACTCACTAAATCCCGAAGCTAAAATCGTGCCGACAACCCGATCTCTGTTATGTTCTAGATTAATTGGTTTATTTAAGAAATTTTCATAGATAGCTACAGCGGTCTTTGTATCGATTACGTCCCCGTTTTTGTTCACTCTATTAGCTACGAAAGCGTTAAAAGCGACTGGAAGCAGGTCTACATTCTCTTCTAGGTCGACGTCAGGAATGAAGTCTCCTATGTTTACCATACTTGCTAAAGCTAGGTATTTATCTTTATCTTCAGAGACTATTGATTTAATTTCTGAGCTAAAACTCGTTTTATATTTAAATTCTTTCATTTTTATTAATCCTCTAAGTAATAAGTTATTGTCATTTTTGAAGATCCATTAATGTATAAGCTGGCCCCTTCTGGAGCTTTAATGGGGGCAGATAAATTAATGGAGCCTGCTACGAAATAAGCTAAAAGATTGCCTCCATTGGCGCTAGTCCCTAATGACCCCGTTCCGGTTTCTACGAGCATATCGCATATGATAATGCTTTTGCCAGCTACTCCATCAACGATTTTACCGCTACTTACTCCTCCTTGACCGCTTGCAACTCGTCCGGCGTCTGGTTGACCAGTAAATCTAAAGTATCCCATAATCTTAGTCTTTCTTTTCTAACTGGTCAGGCGTTTTTTCCAGCACGTCTCCTTCTTTCCAGTTTTTTCCGGAATTCGTGCATGTGTAAGCAATTGTCACGCCTTTGTCTCCGGGGATGTCGCTAAATTTCTTAACGACTCCTTCGCTTCGATAATGAGTGCAATTTTTATTAACGTTTTTAACGTTATCTCCGACTTTTAAAGGTCCACCGTATTCACCTGAGACTTTCCTGTATAAATCTGAATAATCTTTCGATTCGCTTTTCTTTTTATTTAACCAAGGTGGAAGCTTCTTGTCGTTCTTGCTTTCTTCTTTTTTGTCGCCTTTCTTGCCGTTTTTCTTATCACCATCTTCCTTCTTGTCGTCTTTCTTTTTCTTTAAGAAATCGGGCTTTTTAGCTTTAGAGTCGTAGTTGCTTTCATCCCAATGAAGTGGATGGTCGACTTCTCTAAGCTCTACAGCAGTATGAGGCAAGTCTTCCATAGTTCTGGTAGACTTGTGTAAATCGTGTTTTTCGTGTAATGTTTCCTTCTTCTCTAGATCCCACTGAGGATCTGCAGCCAAAGTTTCCACGTCTTTTAGCTCTGGGAGAACGGTAAGCAGACGTTTTTCGCAATCAAAGTTAGTATACTGACCTTTGCCTTCGTTACCCCAATCGTAACCCAACTTGTCTAAATAAGCCTTAAGCACGTCTTGGTCCTGAAAGGTCATTTTGATTATTTGCCCTTCTTCATTTTTTGTGAAAACAGCGTATCCTTCAAAGCATGGAAAAGGCTTATGAAGGACTTCTCTTTCCTTCATCTCTATAATTTGTTTAGTGAAATCGATATTCATGTTCTACTCCCAGTCTAATTGTATAGGTTTATACGGTTCTAAATAAAGTTCTTCTATATTTTTAAAGTTAAAATCTAAATTGTATTTTTCAATATTTGCTTTAGCTTCCTTGATGTCCTCTTCTTGAGGCATCCACGATTCAGATATATCTATAAATGAATTTAATTTAGTATCTGCTTCCGATTCTAATATTAGCCCCGAAAGCTTTGCTTTATTATCTGACTTAGCTGGGTCAACGCCCATTATTTTTTGCTCCCTCATTCTGAAGAACATGTTGACTCTGGCTAGGCCGTGAAGGTTTAGATCTTTATCTGTTGAAGAAGCGCCCCTTAAGTATATCTGCTTTAACTGTTCAATTTTAATGCTTGATTTATTTTTCTTATTGAACCCCTTCTTCTTCTCCTCTAAAAAAGAAATTAAGTCAGCAGAGAAAGATATCCTCTGCTCATCCAAATTTTCTACGTCACTTGCGGACGATTCTTTTTGTGAGTTTTCTTCCGTTTGTTTTTTCATAAAGCAAAAGTGGTTAATGGGCACACAATTACATAATAGTTAATACACTAAAATAACTACTTTTAGTTTTTTTAATTAACTATTATTTTGTTATAAGGTATATTTCTTTCAAGACTGTATCATTTCCAAAAAAAGATAAGATATTTTTATCTATCGGGAAGCACATCCAATGATACCTTAGGGAATTTTTTCTTTTAATGAGTATGAGAGCGGTGTCTGTCTTTTTATTTAAATCTTCATATTTTTTTATTTTAGCCACCTTGAATCCAGCCTTCTTTAGGCTCGCTACCATTTCGTCTGGGAAAGATATTCTTCTGGCGTCGTTTATAAAAACGGACAAGAAGTCTCTTATTAGCGTGTTGCATTTAAAGTCGTTCTGAATAGCATGACTTAAGTTTTTTAGGGATACTTGAATTCCTAATCTTTTAAAAATCTTTTGAAGCGCTTCAGGACCGCAACTATACACGTGAAGGGGGTCATTGTTTTCTTTTCTTAGCTCCTTCCAGTGACTGGGTTCTTTATGCTGCTGCAATAAGCCACACCCAAGCAGGGTTGAGGCCATAATTACAGGCAAAAAAAGACGCATCATTAAATATGATTACACCTTTTTTAATAAATCGATTAAGCTTTCTTTAGTTTTTGCTGAATATTGATTGCATTTCGGATAGTTTTTTGTGAGGTTCGCCTAACCCTCCTACTACGCTAAAGATATTCAAGGTTTGTTTATCCCCACTGTAAACACCTCCATGAACTGTGCTGTTTCCGTTTTTCAACATTCTATTTAACTGATCTAAAGATTGATCTATATAAGATTGAGGTAGGCTATCTAAAACTTCTGTTCCTCCTATCATGATTACCCCAGCAACATTACCGCTAGATACATCTACTCCGCCCGACAATAAATTAGTCTTTACATTTTCCCTAACTGTACGAGCTATTGCGACTGGATCCTTCCAGTCTTTTACTGGTGACGCCCCGAAAACTATAATTCCAGAATTTAGTATTCCTTTGTAATCATTTTTATCGAAAGAGCTGTAGCTGCTATCTTTCGCAGAGGTAAGATTAAACAAGTGAAATAAACCACAAAAATTGCTATTAGCCACGTTCCAAAATTTAGAAATAGCTACGTTAGGATATAATTGTGAAACTTTTTCGTTATCAACTATAATTAATGGCGATACTATTTTTTCCCTGACTAAAGAAACAACATTTCTTAAGGTCTGGTGCGCGTTTTTGTTTACTTGTGCGCCCTCCGACTTCTTAGGTAAAGTTAAAATTACCCCGACTTGTTTTTCCGTCGTTCTTGTTACTTCTTGAACTTCTCTAGCCAAATTACATAAAGGCGCAACCATTCCTGAACCAGAACCGCCACCTGCCCCAGCGCAAATAAATATACGATCGAAAGTATCCCCGAAGGAATATCTCATAAAATCAATGACATCTTCGCTCTTTTCCCCAAGAGCCTTTTTAGCCACATCGGGATCTTTTCCCGCTCCACCATTTCCGATGCACAATTTGTGTTCGATGTTTATTGAATTTAAGTCTTGTTCAGCTGTGTTAACTGCCGCAACTCTCCTGTAGCCCATTTTGTGAAAAGCTTCCACGAGTCTTGACCCACCTTGTCCAGCTCCTAGGAAACAAAATTTAAATGCACCTTCCACTTCGTCTTCTATAGTGGTTAACTTAAAGGATGCGGCGTCCTCTGCTTCTGGAATAAGCATATCAGGCAAGGATAAATCAAAGGAATCTTCCCCGTAAAGAGATTTTATTTGGTCATCGTTATTAATTTCGTTTTCTTCACTCATGATATTTATTACACTTTTTTTAGCAGTCTCCTGAATCTATACTATCAAAGTACGATCCTATAGACATCGTCCAATCAGCATCCCAAGGAGTGGCTCCATCCCCATCGCTCTCTATCCCGTAGGAACTGCCGTAACCATTGTCCTCGTGTGGCTCCCAGCCAGAATCGGTTATTTTCCATACAGTATTACTGCTATCGTACCACATAAATAGGTTCATACTACCCACTCCTTGATTGAACCATACCGCTTTTCCGTTGTATGTGTGATATGGGACCCAAGTACCTTCCAGTTCTGGATAGTATGCTTGACCAGCGATACAGAAATTTGATGTGCTTGTTGGATAACAATGAGAAGCGCTAGCTTTCTCAGTAACGGTGATGTCACTATTTGTCCAAGCGGCGTCCCAAGGATCGGTTCCGTCATCGTCAGACTCATACCAATCGGACCCTCCAAGGTCTGCTCCATCATTGATTTTCCATAAACTATTAGTTGAATCGTACGTTAAGAACAATTCCGTAGTACTACCCGGGGCTCCGTTCGTATATTGGGTTTTGCCATTATGTGTTGCATTACCACCAGACACGGGCACAAAGGTTGTGTCCGCTTGGAAATAAACATAGTTGCTAGAAGTTGCTTCAACACAAACGTTTGATGGATCTACGTCATCATTTGTAATCGTAACTGTGTGCGTGCTAGTGCCTAACGCCGCTGCGCCATATTGTGAAGCAGCATTGGTTAGCGTCACCGTGAAAGTTTCATCACTTTCGACCGTAGCGTCTCCAGAAATTGTCACTGACACATTCATAGAGCTTACTCCGTTAGCAAAACTCAAGGTACCGTTTGTCGCTGTATAATCTACCCCAGCCGTTGCAGTACCATTAGCAGTAGCATAATCTACGGTAGCCGTACCATTAGTATCACTCCTAGTAACTGCTATTGTATGCGTAGATGTTCCAGACGCTCCTTCTGACACGGAAGAAGTTGTGGCAGAAAATCCTATCGTAGAAGTGTCATTATTCGTTATCGTAACTACGTGCGGGTTGGTTCCAGTTATAGATGCCGTACCTACTGTTTGAGTTGGATTTGATAAAGTAATATTAAAGGTTTCGTCATTCTCGTTATCCGTATCTCCAGCAATTGTTATAAGAAATGATTGTGCGGTTACCCCCGCTGCAAAAGATAAAGTCCCACTTTTGGCGGTGTAGTCTGTTCCAGCATTCGCCGTAACGTTTCCTGTAGCGTAATCTACCGTAGCTGTACCACTGGTATTTCCGCCTCTATTTACCGTCACTGAATGATAAGATACCCCAGAATCTCCCTCTGTTATAGAAGATGTTGCAGCGGCAAACGAGAGGGTACTTGCTGGTGTTTCAGTCGTCGTTGTTCCACCGCTCGTAACCAAGCTCACAAGAGAGGCGGAAATTGCATCTACCACAGCATAAGTGACTGTTATATAACCACTAATATCCGTATAAACTCCTTGCCCCTTGGGGGAGAACACTGGAATACCAAAGCTATTAGCTCCCTGCTTTAAAGAAGAAAGGTATGTGCCCGCGCCATTAGCTGAAGTTCCTAACTTCCCAGAACTAGAAGACACCAAAACGTCGTAGATAACAATACTTTTATCTGACTCTGGCGCAGCGATTAATAATCCACTATTAGCAGTCAACCAAGTGGGATTTCTACTTATAACTGAAGCTGATTTTTTAAAGTTGTTCTTCATTTTCTGAGCTTGTTTGACTGTGATATAATATGCTTCCCATAAATGAACCGACTTGATGTTCTAAGCATATTTCTGATACCTTTTCTACGGTTTCGTGATTTTGGTCTACGGGTTTTTCACAGTATCCTGCTATAGATTCTTTCCAATCGCTTGGGCTCTCGTTAGATATAATAACTTCCGCAACATCCGTTGCTACTTTTTTTTGATCTTTGTTTAACCTCTTAACTTTGTGAGCCTTTCTTAAGTGGGCACATACATCTTTTTCTAAATCTTGGAAAAGGATAATGTTATCTTTGATCTTACTAAAACTAAACAAACTTGACGCAGACTCCCTAACTTTCTGTTGAGGTATGCCGTCTGTATCCGTTGGTCTTCCCGCTGGTTGTTTTATTTTTGGTTTTTGTTGTTGCGGGTCGCTGGTAGGGGCGACGCCCTTGTCGGATTCTTTTTGTACTTTTAATTGTAATTTTCCAGCATCATCAGCGAGACCCTTTTGAGTATAAGGACCACCCACAATTGGTTCGTAAAGGCCTTTGTCTCTTTGCGTTCTAAATGCTTTTTGAGATTCTACTGATTCTTCCGGGGTTGGTAGTCTTCCAGTTTCTATAGCTTTTAGGCCCTCTTCTGGCGTTAAGATCCCTATTTCAACTAGCCTGCTGTAGACCTTTGCGAAGTTTGTGCTTTCTCTTAGGGAGATCTCATCAAAAAACGGAGTAGGGTAATTTTTGAGTTTTATTTCAGAAGCTATCCTTTTGATTTCGGGAATTAAAAAATCGTTAAGAAAGGTTTCCCTAGCTTGTTTTAGTCTGGCTAAGAAAATCTCCACTTTCATAGAAAAGCTACTGGCCTTGTCACTTGAGTCTGTAGAGTTTGCTCCTGCTCCGGTAATCATACTATTTAATCCGGCCTGAATATCTGCGTTAATAACTTGATATTTTTTAGGGTCCAGCAGGTCACCGATTTGAGGAATTACAAAGCTTGCTTTAGTGGTGTAGTCAGCTATAAGAACTCTTCCTACGGACTGATTTTCGAAAAGCTTTTGTAGCTCTATTAGGTTTTTTTGGTTTACTCCACCCTTGTCTGGGTCAGTACCGGTAGTTACGAGTAATACGGCTTGCTGCATTGTTCTGGCTATAGCCATGTCCATGCGTTTTAATTCGGATTTAAAATTAATGTCTTCCAGAACGGGGTACCCCATTGGAACCGCAAACGGTTCGTAGTCCATCTTTTTATAAAAAACGGCATATATTTTGTCTGCATCCAAGGGGATATTGATGCCATTTATAATGCCCCCACTGTTTAGTAATTTTTTGACATTTTCCGGAAGGGAGTCTCTAATCTTTTTATCCTCATCCGTCTTGGGATTTCTGACTCTTTCAAGCTCATAATCTGTTAGTACTTTGTTATATTTTCTTATATCAGCAGAAAAACTCAAAGATCCGGACAACTGAATATCAGCTGGGTTAAGCGTAACATACCTATACGGAATTTTGATTTTCTTCGCTCCGAAGGTTTGAGAAATCTTCCTAACATCCGCTTGCTTTAGTGAGGCGTCTAACCTATATAAAAAGACATTCCCTGATCTGAAATACTCTCTAAAAAACTGATCTTGTAAATCCCAAATATTTATTTTCTTTAAAAGAGCCTCGAAAAAAGCTCTAGATTTTTTACTGCCTCCTTGAAAGTAAATCTCTGCCACAGAAAATTCTGTCATTAAATCTATAGCATTCCTGAAAACAGAAAAATTATAATAAGCTTTCTGACACAATTTCACAGCATCTCTCACGGAGAGACCACTTCCGTTTTCGGAAACTTTAAATGGGACTAAGCCTTTATCAATGTTCCCAAATTTATCAGTTCTTTCTATAGTGCTGGAAACGTTTCTTCGGACAGAGGTTCGCCCAGAGACTGACGCGTTGCTTTGACTAGGTGTTAAAGAAGAAGCTTCTGAAATCATAATGGGCTTAATGTCTTCGGTTTTTTTTGCCCTTGGTTTTCTTTTAGCATTAGTTGTTTTCTTAGGAACGCTCATTTTAGGAGTTTTTGGGTTATTTTGTTTAATAAAATCTTATTTTAGATTACACCATTCTTGGAACAAAGGTCGCGGCTGAATTTTCTAATTTGTAATTTTTCATATCGAAATAACATTTTACTGCCCAGTTAGCTAAAAGTAAAGCCGTATAATTATCTTTTCTTGCTCTCGTAGCTGAGGTATTTCTTTTTAAATGCTGCGGTAAATCAAAGGTCTGCGTACCTCTGGCTGTAGTTTTAACCTCCACTAAAGCGCACTGTTTCTTAACCTGATATACTAGATTATCTTGAGTTTCTATGAATTCCCCCAAGTTTTTTTCATGAATATTACTTAATTTAACTTTAGACATAACCTGCTTCTCAAATTCTGAATTATTTGCTGTAGTTCTTGAGGCGAACCAAATTTTCTTATAATCAATATTTGCCTGAAGCAGCTCGTTAGATTTCCTAATCCAGTCGCTAGAAAACACCTGATTGAATACGATCCTGCTGTCTTCTTTATTATATGCTCTTTTAAAGTCTCTTACTTGTTTAATGTAATCTACGCCCTCTTTATTTGAGTCGAACTCGATTGTCTTTAAGTTGATCTTATTATCTATAAAGAGCTTGGAGTTGTTTGCCGCTTCAAGAAACATATCTGCTCCTGCATTATCAATAGATATCAGGTCTGGATCGAAGTGATCTAATATATATTTAAGGTATTTTACATGCTTACTTAGGCTTCCTAAGCCTGCGTAATTATGAACAAGCGTAGATGTTTCTTTCTCTTCGTCTACCTCCATGACTGCTATGCCAAAATAATCTGCGCTAGGGCTATCACTCATATTAGGGTCAACTCCAACAACGTATTTAGCGTCAGGTTTCCCCGTTATCAATGTCGTTGGATTTTCGCCATCTGGGATTGTACATTCGTGCATTTTGATTGCGCTAAAATAACTATCACTTCCGTCTGTAAACATGGCGCAGTATTCTCGCTGAAACGATGCGTTCGAGGTGCCTCCATCTTGAGCCGCTTCAATGATGCTATGATCAATCATGTGCTCCGGCAAAGCCTCATACCCCATCTGAGATATGAAATATCTAGAGTCTGATGGCTCCTTCTCATAAATCTTATTAAGCCATTCTTTGTAGGTTTTATATAAATTTTCGAAGGTGTAGCTCGCTGAGGAGAGAGCTATCATTTTGCTATCGTTTTCAAAAATCATACGGCTTTCTTCCGTCATGAGACCCTTCTTTATTAGGTCATCTTCCATTTCTCTTATTTCTATTCTTTCCTTCATGTTTTGTGGCGCGACCAAGAAAGGCATCAGGACTGTGTTAATTAAATCCTCAGGCAACAGGAGGTACTCATCAAGCAGCAGTACGTTTGCTCTAAAGCCACGGATTTTTTCTCCATTAAGGGGAATCGCTGTGATGGTCCCCCCGTTTATTTGCCATTGAAATTGATCATTCCTTTTTGATTTTGCCCCGAAACACTGCATCAGTAATG